GCACAAACAATTGCAATAATTATTAATAGTGTGGGACTATTAATTACAATAATATTATTTGTTATTAGTATTATTAAATTTTCGGCAAAAGTAGGTAAGGTTATGGGTATTATTGAAGAGCAAATTACTATGCTTAATGAAAATTATGATAAAATTGCCAAACATATAGAAGTATTAAATCATGAACTGGGAAATATCCGGGATAAATTAACAGAAGTATATACAGATATAAAATGGTTAAAACAATATAATAAGGGGGAATGATGAATAACGCGATAGAAACCGAAGGTAAGACAAAGTTTGATATTCATAAAGAGTTAGATAGAGTAGCACTAGCACTTGAAGACGCGGAAAAAAGATTATCTGATTTAAAAATTATTAAGATTTATACATCTGAACAAAAAACAAAAATGGGTGAATTAACTATGGCAATTAAAATAGGTAAATTATATCGCGATAAAATCAAAGCTAGATGTTAAATGAATATTGTTATCCTAATTTCTGTGCATTAAACACAGATAAACAAATTAAATTAATTATAGATTTACAATCTCCAATAATTTTTGCTGAGAAATTATTGCAGATATCGCTCTTTGACTATCAGAAACAAATACTTAATGATGATAGTAAGAGATTGTACATTAAGAAAGGTAGACAAGTAGGTATATCATATATACTTGCTCTTAAAGCTGTAATAAGGGCCATTACTAAATCTAACGTAACGATAGCTATCGTATCTCCTTCTCAAAGACAATCATCATTGGTATTTAGATATATTATGGCTTTCTTTAGAACACATCCACTATTAAAACCTGAAATAGAATCTAAGAATTCCAGATGTTCACAAACTTTAATAGAACTTCCTAATGGAAGTATGATATATTCATTGCCTTGCGGAAATGACGGGCATACTATTAGAGGTATAAGCATACCTAAGGATTCAATATTAATAGTTGATGAAGCCGCATATATACCTGAGAAAGTATGGGAATCTATTGATTACTTCACCGCAGCCGGTGGACAAGAAATTATATCTTCGACTCCACTTGGCAAACACGGCAGGTTCTTTGAACTCAATACTGATGATAAATATAAAAAATATTTAATAACATCATTAATGAATCCATTAATAGATCATGAATGGATAAATAGTCGCAAAAAGTATAAATCTTATTCAACTGAAATATTAGGTGAATTTGGTGCTGGTGAAGGTACATTTTTCGACGAAGATCAAGTTAGAGCATGTATTAATGCAGATTTATCCTGGGAAGCTGATCCTAAATTCGTATATGGATTACAGAAATTTATGGGGATTGATGTAGCATTAGAAATAGATCCCACGGTAATTACTATTGTTGCTAAAGATGAAAAAAGAAAGAAATATATACCATTTTTTATTAAAGCATATAAGAAAGATAATGGTAGAGATTCATATAAGCATACATATATGCCGGTGAAGTCTTATGATGAGATTTTAGATGAAATAGATAAAACAAGAAATAAATATTCTGAGATTACATATGTTTCAGTAGATGGAACGTATAATCCATATTTAGCTGAAAAGTTAGAAAAAAAGATAACAACATATATAATAAAGTTTAATAGTTCAGCTAAGAATGGCAACCCGATGAAGACAGAATTAATGTATACTTTACTTGGGGCCATTGTAGAAAAGAAACTTGAATTACCGAATCATCCGGATTTAATCAGACAGTTAATTAATTATGAACATGAGATTACAGATAATAAGAATGTTAAGTTTTCAGCAACAGATGAAGATTTTATAGATAGTCTGGCATTATCATTATATACTGAACTTGCTGCACAAAAAGTAGATAATTTTATTGTTGGGAATTGATATTTTTCAATATTCGTGTATATGATATATAGGGGGTATAGTTAATGAAACGGAAATATACCAAAAAGCCATCCTTTTATTTTACAGAGAATACTCAAGATTATAGATTACCGGGTTTTAATTTTCTCTATGATATACCTGAAAACGCCAATGATTTATATTCACAATTATATGATAATGTACCTATTTTAGAATCTGCGATAAATATATATACAAATCTAATTAATGGTGATTATGAGATTAAAACCAAGGATCCTAATTTAGCAAACTCTGTTTATGATATTTTAAATGCAACCAAGTTTGATTCTATGTTAGATACAGGAATATCTAATACACTTATATATGGATATTCCGGTACTGAAATAGTATTATCATCTGGTTTAGATAAAATAGAAAAATATGTAGATATACCTTATAATAAACTCAGAATAAAACGCGATACTAAAGGTGATATTACACAATTTTTGCAAATAAATACTTTATATGCTAGAAATAGAAATTCTGCCGGACAGGCAAACATACTTAATAAACAGAATCTATTATGGTTGACTCGTAAATCCACATCTGATAAACCATATGGTAGAAGTGTATTTAAATCTATGCCGTTTCTAACTAAGATAATGTTAGAAATGCAGGATAGTATAGGTAAAATATATAAAAAATATGGTAGTCCAAGATATCATGTTAAATATATACCTGCAGTTCAATTGGATGGTAAAGTATTAAAAGAAAGAATAGATAAAATTAAAGAAGCATTTAATAAAATTGAAGTTGGTAAAGATTTTTTTTCTGCTGGGGAAGTTGAAGTAGCAACAATTGGTGCAGGTGGAAAAGAGATTAAATTTACTATTGAGATGACAGAAATTATGCAAGGTATATTTTCTGGATTGGGATTACCTGCGGGAGTATTAGGATATAATTATGGTAGTACTGAAACACATTTGGCAAAACAAATACAAGTATTATTGGGTAGTTTAATGCGATATCAGCGTTATTATGCCAGTGAAGTTAATATGAAAATTATGCCTATAATTGCTAAAGTATATAATTTACCAGAAATACCATATTTTACATTTGCTATGCCTGTAATTGTAGATGAATTAAATGAAATTCAGATTAAAGCCGGAGAAATTAATAATGTTAAAAATTTAATAGATATGGGTATGATAGAACCTAAAGATGGACAGATTATATTAGATTTACCAATAAAAGAGATTAAAAAACCGGAAGTGGACATCACCACACAAACTAAAAATGGAGGGAATAGCAATGCCTAAAAAATTAGAAGATTGTGTAGCAAAACTATTAGCAGATCCCAAATTTAAACCTATGAAAGGTAAAACAAAAAAAGAATCTGCATATGCAGTATGTAATGCATCAATAAAAGAATCAATTGTTCCAGCAAGTGGAATATTACCTAAAGAATGTATGCTTTGTGAAATAGAAGATATGGTATTATTTCAGGAAGCATTAGAAGAAATCATAAAAAATATGGAAATTATAAAAAATACTGATCAGTTCATTGAAAATATTACAGCATCATTAACTTTAGAAAAATTTGAAATTACTGATGAAGAATTAAATAAAGTTAATAAACATACCATTAAACCGGTAAAAAAAGAAGATATAATAATATATCCAGCAATGTTAATTGATGATCAGATAACCAGGAATAATACCCAATATCCTAAGGAGTTTCAGAATACTATATTGGCATTACCGGTTGGCGAAGGTAATTTTATTGGTTCGCCTGTATTATTTGGCAAGGGTGATGATCACCAGGAAACGGCATCTGCACAAGTTGGCCGCATTTATGAAGCATATCAGGTTATTGATAAAGAGAAACATTATGGTGTATTAGGTAAAATGTATATATTGAAAGAAGAGAATGAAGATCTTATAACCAAGATAGATGCAGGAATAATTAAAGAAGTATCTATTGCAGCCAAAGTTGAGTTCCCTATGTGTTCAATATGTAAACAGAATATACAAACCTGTGAACATACACGTGGTAAAGATGGTTGTTATGTTATTATGTCAGGTAATGGATTCTGCGGTGAAGTATCATTTGTAGCAGTCCCAGGATCAGACCAGGCAAAAATATTAAAAAATGAAGATCTATCTAATTATGTTAAACTTGAAGCTAATCTAGAATTGCTTAAAGAATTTATTAAAACTGAGATGCATACTTCTATAGATGCAATGAAAGCAGAATTTATATCTGTAAATGAAGAATTATCTAATTATATTAAAGAAAATATTACTGCTAAGGATCCTAAAGGAACAATGTCTGCCGGTACTGGTTCTATTATAAATAACCAAGGCGTAACACGAGTTATTACTAATACAAATATTCCATCTCCTGATAGTATTTCTCATCAAATTAATTTATATGAAAAATATAATGAGATTGTACCTAAGATAGAAAAAGCAAAAGTATATATTATTAAATATACTGCAAAATATTCATTACCTGTAATAATGTTTAATTCTGAGACTTTACCTAAAATAGAACAAGGTATGACAGGTATTGATGAAGATTTTATAAGTAAAATATGTTATGATAATATAGACATATTGAATAAAGCATTAACATTAATAGAATCTTCATTAAGATTTGATTATGGTAATAAAGTATCAGAATATGCAGGAGATATGAAAAATAATATTGAATTAGTTAAATACATGTCAATTAAAATAGAAAATATATTAGAAAGAATATATATGTTGCAAGGTAGATTTAATCTAGAAGATATGGAAAAAAATAATATAATTAATGAAACTATACGTCTGGGAACTATCATAGATAAGATTGAAATCAAAGACAAAGAAACAGCAAAAAAATTCTTTCAGAACCTATCTACAGAAGAAATTAGCCGTATTAAAGATATGTTCTTTGAAGAAGGAACATTTATATTCAGAACAAAGATTGAAATACCCAAAGATGAAGTTAAAAGTATTATAGATGATGATAAAGATTTAAGAAAGTTATCTAAGAAAATTTTAAACAAGGAGGATAAAGTCAATGTCTAAAAATCAAGTTGAAAGAACAGAAGGAAGTCATGTGATTACTGCAAAAGCACAGTTTGATAGCACAATACCTAAAGGAACAGCAATTGTATTCATCGGAGATTATTTAGTTGATAATTTACCCGATCAGGATACATTTGCACAGGGTGTAACTCTTCAGGCACATGCTAGTGGAGTATACGAATGTATACCAGTATTACTTCCAGGTCCAGTTTTGAATGTTCTCTGTGGAGAAGCAGGGGGAGTAGTTGGTGGAAATTTAGTAAATGGTGATGCAGCTGTACCTGGCGAATGGATTATAGATACAAGCGATCCAGCAGGTTTTGTGTTGATAGCTGGAGACGATGGCGACAACATAGACATTTGTTTTGTTGGAGATCAATACTAAAATACAATTTTAAACAAGGAGGATAGAGTCAATGAAAAATAGTTATAGTTTAGTCGATTTTAAAGAACAGTTTGGGATC